TTTGGCCGGCACTCCTGACGGGGCGTTCAGGATCTGGAGAAAAGCACCGGGATTTCCAGCGGTTGCGGCGGTGACATCGAGTACACCGTAGCCGCCGGCATTGCGAAATTCCAAATACGTCTCGGAGCCGCTTAGTTGGATCACCGCACCGGTACTGCCGACCGCAGTCAAAGTCGGGATGCCGCTCGGCGTGGCCATCGTCCATCCGGGCATCGTCGCTGTGCCGGTGAAGCTCGGCGATGCCAGCGGCGCCCCGCCGGCACCGGTAATGTCCGCCGTGGTCAGCGTCACCGCCCCGGCCCGGCCATTGAAGGTCGTGACGCCGGACGCCCCCAGCGCGGTCTTGACGAAGGCAGTAGTGGCGAGCGTGGTCGAGTTGTCGGTGGGCGCGGCGGTCGGGGCCGCCGGGGTGCCGGTAAAGGTCGGCGAGGCCAGCAGCGCACCGCCCACCGCCGAGACGTCGTTGGCCTGCAGCGTGACAGCGCCGGTCCGCGAGTTGAAGCTCGACACCCCGCCGGGCGCCGCCGCCATTGCGGCCGCCACAAAGCCGGTGGTGGCGAGCTGGGTGCTGTTGGTGCCCGGGGCGGCCGTCGGTCCCGTCGGAGTCCCGGTCAGGGCGGGGCTCGCGGTGAGCGCCCCGCCCGCTCCCGACACATCCGACCCCTGCAGCGTGACGGCGCCGGTCCGGCCGTTGAACGAGGCCACCCCCGCCGTCGCCGCCGCGACCGCCGCCTCCACAAACGCCGTGGTGGCGATCCCGGTCGAGTTGGTGCCCGGCGAGAGCGTCGGCGCGGTCGGGGACCCGGTCAGGGCCGGCGACGCCAGCAGCGCACCACCCGCCGCCGAGACGTCCGACGCCTGCAGGGTGATGGGCCCGGTGCGGCCGTTGAAGCTGGTAACAAAATTAGCCGAGATCGCCCCGACCGCGGTGGTCACGTAGGCGGTGGTGGCGAGCTGGGTGTTGTTGACGGCAGGGGCCGGGGTCGGCGCGGTCGGTGTGCCGGTCAGGGCCGGCGAGGCCAGCAGGGCGCCGCCGACCCCCGTAACGTCGGCCGCCTGGAGGGTCACGGCGCCGGTCCGCGAGTTGAAGCTCGACACCAGGGAGGAGGTCGCGGCGTTGACAAAGGCGGTGGTCGCCAGACCGGTGTTGGCGGTGCCGGGCGCGAGCGTCGGGGCGGTCGGGTTGCCGGTGAAGGCCGGCGACGCCAATGGGGCCCCGCCCGCGTTGGCGACGTCGAGCGCGGTCAGGAGAACGGCGCCGGTCCGGGTGTTGAAGCTCGACACCCCGGTGGTCGAGGCGGTGACGGCGTTATGGACGAACGCCGTAGTGGCGAGCTGGCCCGAGTTGCTGGTCGAGGCGGCGGTCGGCGCGGTCGGCACCCCGGAGAACTGCGGGCTGTCGAGCGGCGCATATTTCGTTAGGTCGATCGTCTCGGTGATCTCGTTGCCGATCTCCGTCTTCATATCAAGTATAGCGTCAGTAACCCAAATAGTATTGGCAAGTCGTTTAGAGTAATCGCCGGCCGGCGGGGTGTTGGCGGTCGGCGCGCCCTGCAGGTAGGGGGACCACGCCCATGGCTGGGTTGCCAGCAGGTTCTGGACCCAGGCGGTGGTGGCGATCTGGTCGTTGCAAAGCCGCGTGTCCCACGGCGTCGGCGCAGTCGCCACTCCGCACATCGCGGGGTTTTGCTGCGGCAGCCCGCCGCCCCGGGTGATGTCGTCCACCCCCAGCTCGACGGCGCCGGTCCGGCCGTTGAAGCTCGCCACCGTGGTGGCGCGGATGTAGTCGAGCGACTGCTGGACCCAGGCGCGCACCGCGACCGGCTCGCCGACCACCGAGAGGCCGAGCGCATCGAGATTGCCGGACACGCTGACCGGCCCGGAGAACCGGAAGCCGAGCCCCGAGGCGGTCAACGTCATCGGGTTGGGGAGCGTGCCGTTCCAGGCGATCGCCTCGCCGGCCGACAAGCGCAGCGGGCCGCCGCCCGAGGCGAGCGCCCAGCCGACGAGGTTCGCGGCCGTGATCGAGGCGTAGGAACCGCCCAGGCCGCCGCGCTGGATCAGCGCCAGCTCGCCGCCCGCCAGCGAATCCCACAGGGGGTACTGGGCGATCTGGCGGACCTGGGTGCCGGTGTTTGCGAATTGGTCCATGTGACGGTTACCGGTAAGTGTCACGGCGCCAAGTGGCGCATTACGGCGCCAAGTGGCGCATTACGGCCCCGATGGCGGCGGCGCGGTGGCGGAATCGTTCAGGAGCGCCTGATACTGCTGCAGCAGCATGGTCTGGCTGCGCAGCAGGGCGGTCTGGTCGTTGACGATCAGCATCAGGGTGTCGGGATCTTGAGGCGTGGGCCACGCCGGGTTGATGCCGGCCGGCTGGTAGGTCAGGGTCACCGGGTCATTGGCGGCGAGCGTGGTGGCTTGGCTGGTGGTGTAGACCCCGGCCCCACCCGTCACCCCGGACTGCTGGTTGAGGAGGGTGGTGCCGACCGGAACCTTGCCGGCCGGCCCGGTCAGGACTGAGCCGAGCTGCACGGTGGCCGAGACGTTGGCGAGCGTCAGGCTGGTGCCGGTCGCGGACCCTTGCGCGGTCGAGACTACCTGCGGCGGCGTCTGGGCGGTGTTGAGGGCACCCTGGTAGGCGTGGAGCAGCGCCTCCTTGTCGGCGATCGTCTTGGCTTGGTCCTGGACGATTTTAAGCAGGTCAGGAACGTCGCCAGCGATCGGCCAAGTGGCCACGGTGGGGGTGGGGGCGAGCATAGAGCCTCCCTTCAAAAATGCCTCTGATTACGTTCCGTGGACAGTTTTCCGCGCCTCCCATTTGAGATGGAGGCTGGAGGACCATCCATTCCCGGGCGCTCCCAGGTTCCGGGCAGCGTCCTTAGCGCGGGACAGGTTGACCATGTCGGAAACCCTGCCCTCATAGTGGATGCGCCACATCCCCGGATAACGGCCATCCGGCAACACTTCGGCGCCTGTCAGCTTGTCGCCGGCTCTCAAGCGATATCCGGTCATGACAACATCCTACGAGGTTGGCGCGCAAAGCACGAGGGCGGTCCGCGGCCACACATTGCCGTCCGAATCGGTCGCGGTCCAGACCAGCCGGTAGTCGACCCCGGGCTTGCCGCCCGACAGGACGGCGTGGACGACGCCGCCCGTGACCTCGACCGGGGAGACCGTCCAGTCGGCGTCGGCCGGCACCGGGGCGGCCTCGTTGGTGAAGATCGCAAGGTTGCCGGACTGGACATCGACGCCGGGCGCGAGGACCGGGGTGAAGTCGAGCCCGAACATGCAGGACTCGCCTTCGGGGTGCTCCGGGTGGTAGCGGCGGCTCAAGGCCATCACGCGCCCTCCGTCCGCCCCGCGCCCGCGAGGCGATGCACGAACACTTGGGGCATCCCCACACAGGATCCCGTCAGGGGATCCCGCAGCGCCACGCCGGCCGGGTCCACCACCACTTGCTGCAACGCAACAACACGTCCGCCGCGCAGCGGCAGCGCCGCAACGAGCCGCATACGCAGACGGTCGCGGCCGGTCCTGCTGACCAGGATACCGCCGGCCGGGTCGACGATGATTTCCCGTGTCGGGACCATGACGCCCTACGTGACCATGACGGCAATGGGGTGTAAATCAAAAAAGGGTCCAGTGCTGACACCGGACCCTTTTAGCCGTCGCTCTCTGACCCGGAAAGGAAGGGGGCGACAATGAACTAGCCCTCGGTGGGAACCGAAAGGACAGAACATGCCAGATGTAGCCGGTTCTGCGCGTCAATTCAACCAGCTCGACCTGATTGCGGCCGCCAAGAAGCTGTGGGGCGAACCGACTTCCTCCGACCGCAACGAGATGCGGTTCGGGGCGCGGGGCTCGAAAGCGATCCGGCTCGACGACCTGACATGGTTCGACCACGAGGCCCAAGAGGGCGGCGGCACGCTCGAACTGATGATGCGCGCCGGCATCCGCCCGGCGCAGCGGCACGAAGCCGAGATCCGCTACGACTACCGCGACGAGCACGGCACCGTGTTGTTCCAGGTGGTCAAGCGGCCGTGGCTGCCCAAAGCCAAACGGTTCACCCAGCGCGCCGCCGACGGCAAGGGCGGCTGGATCGAGGGTAAGGGCTGCATGAAGGGGGTGCGGCGCGTGCTCTACCGGCTCCCCGAGCTGATGGCGCTCAACGCCGTGCAGGGCAGGAGCCCGACGGTGTTCCTGTGCGAAGGCGAGAAGGACGCCGAGAACCTGATCGCGCTGGGTCTCGCCGCCACCACCAACCCGGGCGGGGCCGGCAAGTGGCGCGAGGAGTACGCGATCACGCTCGCGGGCCACGACGTCGTCATCCTGCCCGACAATGACGCGGTTGGGATCGACCACGCCAACGCGGCGGCGGCCTCGCTGCGCATGATCGGGCGGTCGGTCAAGATCGTGCGGCTGCCGGGCCTCGAAGAGCACGGCGACGTCTCGGACTGGATCGGCCGCGGCGGCACGGGCGAGATGTTGCGGGAACTGGTTCGTGCAACACCGGAAGGCTTGGCAGAGTGGGCACAATTACGCCCGCCGCCACGGCCGGGGGCGCGGCGCGCGAACGGGGCGGCCGCGCCCGGACCGGGCTGGCTCGCGGATTGCTCGACCGGCCGGCACGGCGCCGTGCTGATGACGGTCGAAAACGCCTACATCGGCATGACAAACGATCCGGGCCTGAAAGACGCGGTCGGGTTCGACGAGATGTCGCGCTTCGTCACGGTCGCGCATGCGCCCGGGGAAGGCGGCGACACACAAGGCTTTCCACGCAACATCACCGACAACGACTACACCATGGTGCAGCGTTATCTGCAGCACGCCGGGCTCAAGACCGTCGGGATCGGGGTGGTGCGCCAAGCCGTGGACGAATACGCCGGAAGGAACTCCTACCACCCGGTCCGCACCATGCTGGAGGGGCTTACGTGGGACCGCACCGAGCGGCTGGAGACGTGGCTGATCAACAGTTTCGGGATCGCGGACAACGACTATCACCGCACCATCGGCAAGCTGTTCGTGGTGGCGATGGTGGCGCGGATCTTCGAGCCGGGCTGCAAGGCCGACTACATGCTGGTGCTGGAAGGCGAGCAGGGCGAGGAGAAGTCGAAGCTGTGCGAGGCGCTGGCCGGCAAGGACTACTTCTCGGACCATCTGCCCGACATCACTTCGAACAGCAAGGACGCCTCCCAGCATCTGCGCGGCCGGTGGCTGATCGAAATCTCCGAGATGCACGCCTTCAACCGGGCGGAATCAACCCAGCTCAAGCAGTTCATCACCCGCACCGTCGAACGCTACCGGCCGCCCTACGGGCACGCCGAAGTCAACGAGCCGCGCCAATGCCTGTTCATCGGCACCACCAACAAGGCGGTCTACCTCAAGGACGAGACCGGCGGGCGGCGGTTCTGGCCGCTCAAGACCGGCACCGTCAACCTCGACTGGATGCTCGCGAACCGCGACCAGATCCTGGCCGAGGCGGTCCACTTCTACCGCGAAGGCTGCCCGTGGTGGCCGGGCCGCGAGGACGAGCGCGCGTTCATCCGGCCCGAGCAGGAGGCGCGCTACGACGCCGACGCCTGGGAGGAGCCGATCGCCAAGTGGTTGGACGACACCACACAAAAAGACGTCACCGTGATGGAAGTCGCCCAGGCCGCGCTCGGCTATGGCGGTGAAGGAACCCCGGTCAACCGGATGTCCCGCACCGACCAGAACCGCATCATGGCCGTCCTCACCGCACTCGGCTGGGAGCGCGCGCCCCGCCAGATGACACGCAGGGCATGGCGGCAGGGCCCGCAGGCCCTCGCGCTGCTGGCGGCAGCGCGCAAGCGGTTTGAGGGGGACGACCATGACGCATGACGCACGTGACGCACCATGTCGGTCAGCACCAATACGGCCATCAAGAAGTTAAGGATGGAGTGTATGTGTGTGTGTGCGCGCGCGCGCGCGACGTGGGCGTATTGGGCATGACGGTCATCTGTGTCATGCGCGTCATGAATTTACTACACCATGATACCAAAACCGGAAGGGGATACCTCTATGAAGAAAGAAGCTGGCGGCGTTTCTTTTTAAAGGGCGCGGCGCCCTTCTTTTATCTTTGCCATACCATGATACCAAAACCGGAAGGGGATACCATGGTTGCGTCGCTTTCGCTCACCGAGTTGGAAGGTCATTTCTACCGATTGCGGACTGAATGCGCCGAGCTGGAGCAAAAACTCGCGGCGGTCGTGGAGGCGTTGATGCCGGTGTGGTCCGCGCGCCGGGAGATCAAGGCCGCCATCGTGGACACCCACGATCTCGACCCGCGCGGGCTCCCGGTCCCGAGGTCCGGCGATGCGCGGCGCCGCGCCGTCCTGACCGCCCAACTGGACGAGATCAATCTCGACCCCAAGGTGGTCCCGCTCACCCGCGAGCACCGCATCCTCCAGCAGACCGTCAATACCTGGAAGCGCGAGATCACCAAGGTCGAGGGGTTGATGGCCAGGGCCGCTAAAGCCGTCAAGGCCGTAAAATGATCGCCGCCTACCACCCGGTCCCGGCGATCGCGGCGATCGCGCTCTGCGCCGGCATCGTGCTCGGGGTCGCCGCCAAGGCGACGCGCAGAGTTCCCACAATTCCGGTCAAACACACGCAAACCGCAGCAAAGCCACCGGAACATTCGGCCGAAATCCCGCTGAATGTTCCGGCCGATGTTCTTCTACTGGCGGAACAATGGAAACAAACCGGGTTTGGGGCCCGCTGGCCCTCGATCGACCTGATGGTGGAAGCCGCTGGCCCGATAGGACCAAAAGAGGGGCCGACGGACAAAACGGACAGAACGCCGGACAGAATGGACAGAATGCGGACACAACTGCCACGGGACGTCTGTGAGGCCCATGGCCGCCGGAAAGTGTGGCTACCGCGCCACAGGTGGCGGTGCCTCAAGTAGGCGCGTAAAAAGGTGCGACGGCCGGACGCTTGCGACGTCCAGCCGCCACTTGCCACGGCAACCTTAGAGGGAGGTCGTCATGACCAAACGAACGGATATCACAGGACAACGCTTCGGCCGATTGACGGCGGTCGAATTCGATTATTGCGACGGCAAAAGATCATGGTGGCTTTTCCGCTGCGATTGCGGCGGCGAGACGATCACCCGCGTTCAGCGCGTCAAATCCGGTAAAGCTAAATCCTGCGGATGCCTGCGAGACGAGCTGTCGGCCGAGCGGATGCGGGAGATCGCGCGGGCGCAAGCAAGGGATGGTGCCCGTCCCGCCCTCAAGCATGGGTTAAGCACAGCTCCAGGGTCGAACGCTTGGTACAACATGTGGGACCGCTGCACCGATCCTGATCACCACAAGTGGAAGTACTACGGCGGCAGGGGTATTTCGGTCTGCGAACGCTGGCGGAGCATCGAGTTGTTCCTTGCCGATATGGGGCTGTGCCCGCCGGGATTGACCATCGAGCGCATCGACAACGACGGCAACTACGAGCCGGGCAATTGCCGGTGGGCGACCCGCGCCGAGCAGGCGCGGAACCGGCGGCCATCCTCACGGCCGAAGGGATTGAAATATCGCCCCCGAAAGCCAAAAATTTTGTAACAAACAAAAAGTGCAACCCATTGGTACTTTTGGGTTTTTTCCACAACAATTTGGGCAGGGGGGCGGGTCGTTTTTTCACGCCGCAGACCGAGAGACGGTTGAGGAAACTGATAGGACTATTCCTACGTGTAGGCCGTCGGCTGCTACCTATGCGTGCTGTGCATAGGAAATAGGGCGAGGAAATAGGTAGGCGAGGTCAAGCCTATAATAGGCAAGATCCTACTTGAAATGTCATGCGGTGTCTAGTATATTCCTTGACAGTTGATCGCGGTCTTGGAGGTGCCGCACGTCATGCCCTGAGTTGCCACGCCACGCGCGTTTGTCCTGTCAGCGCGTCCAACCGGAACCGAGAACCGGATGACTACGGACTGCCCAACGTTCCATTCGGGACGATATGGAGAGTAGGCTGTTTCGCGTCGTGCGATAGGCCGAGGGTACATGTCGCGGTGAACGTGACTTATGAGTCGGGATTGGCCATTCCGACACTTGCGCCGCTTAGAGCAAGTGTCCGGCCCCCGCGAAATGTCCGTTTAAACGCGCGTCACCATGTACCTGCTAGCCGGGATCAAGAGGCTAGCAGGAAAATCCTTTTCCGGGGTTTGCATCGCCGAGCGGCGCACGACACACCGCAGCCGCTTTGATGGCGAAGCAACACAAGCGAAAGCGCACTGGCCATGAGTGGTCGTTGTGCCGCTCGGCGCTGCAAACCAAGGAAAGGACAGCACATGAAGGCACGTAAGCTTGGCGAGTGCGTATGGTTGGTAATCGGCACAAAGCCCGCGCCGCTCAATCGGCGTTGCTCGGTTATCGACCTTGACGGCCGCGGCACATCAATTGGCGAAACCGAGGCGCTGCCAAAAGGTTGGCAATATACGCGACGCGCCTACGGGGTTTTTCATTCAGCGGATGAAGTGATCCGCTGGGCCACCCTCAATAAGTACGGCTGACAGTCTGTGCCGCTCCCCGCGAGCGGCACATGCGGTTAGCTTAATTCAAGCTAATCCGACAAACCTAGCAAACCCAGGAAAGGAAACAGTACAAATGAACTACCATCGCAATACGGTTTACACGCGTACCGCTCGCTTCGACGACCACGCGCGGGCGCTTTCGGACGATGAAATGCGGGCGCTTGCGCCTTCGATTTTTGCCACCGAAGCGCATCATAGTCGATCGGAGCGGTTCCGGCCCATCCCCACCATTGAAGTTCTTCGCGGTCTTGACCGCGAAGGGTTCTCGGTGGTTGGCGCCAAGCAGTGTATCGTGCGCCATGATGACAGGCGCAACTTCACCAAGCATATGGTGCGGCTGCGCCGGTTGGATGACACGAAGTATAACGTCGGCGATACCGTTTTTGAGATACTTCTCAAAAACGGCAACGACGGGTCGTCTGCTTACGACCTGCTTGCGGGTGGCTTCCGCATCAAGTGCCTCAACTCGTTGGTTTGCCAGACTGACAACATGGAAACGTTGAAAGTCCGGCACAGCGGCGATGTGCAGCACAAGGTAATAGAAGGCACATATCGCATCCTCGACACCGCCGAGCAAGTCATGAAGGCGCCGCAGGATTGGCCGCAAATCACGGTCAATCGTGAAGAGCGGCAAGCCTTCGCGGAGGCCGCGCATATACTGCGGTTCGCCGACGCAGAGGGCAACGTTGCAACGCCGATCAAGGCGGACCAATTGTTGCTCCCGCGGCGACAAGACGATACCGCGCCGAATCTCTGGAACGTGTTCAATGTCGTTCAAGAGAACGCAATCCGCGGCGGCCTCACCGCCACGGGCCGCGACGCCAACAACCGGCCGCGCCGCGCTACGACGCGCGCCGTGAACGGTATCGACCAGGACGTGAAACTCAATCGCGCCCTATGGACGCTCGCCACCAGGATGGCCGAGTTAAAGGCCGCATAGTCGCAGCCTGTGGCGCTCACGCAATGAGCGCCACAAACGGCGACTAAGCCGATGATGCAATACGAACCCGGAAAGGAAACGACATGACACGCTACGATATCGAACTGGCGCTGGACGCTGGCACGTTGTGGGCGTCAATGCAGAATGGACGCTATTGGCGCCTGCGGCGCAATGGCCGCACTCAAACATGGAAGACTCGCCCGACTGATTTCAGGATACCGGTCAAAGCCGGACTGAAATCGTGCGGCGAAATCACTCATACTTCCAGCGTCGCTAATATTCTCAACAATCCAATGTGGCAGTACGCTAATTTCGTGGTCGCCAAGACCGATCCCAACATGGCGCCGTGACGCGACACTCTGCGCTTCCCAAGGAGCGCAGCAGCCGCATCATGCGGAAACAAACCCGGAAAGGAAGACAAAATGTCTCTACCTCACAGAAAGATCAGCGTGTCTCAAATCGGCGTTCACAGGGTCGCTAAGGTGAAGATAGTGCGCAATCATGAAGACGGTTGGATCGACATCTCGCTATATGACAGCGAAGGCTATTCCACGAACGTGACCGCATTTTCCGAGGGTGATGAATTGCCGGCAATCACTATCGTGGACGAATACAAAAAAGACGAAGTAGCGTGACGGGGAGGGACAAAATGACTGAGATGGAACGGCCACGTTGCGAACTATGCGGCGAGGAAGATGCCAGCATGAAAATGCAAGAGGCGGCAGTCTGCGATGACTGTTTCGCCAACGAGTGTCGCGATAGGCTCATGCCCGTGTTGGGGCGACGGCGATGAAAACACTAACCCCCGACTTGATCGAACGCCGTGTCGAGCGGATGACCGGTCACTTAGACCGGGTGTTTCTGGATCGGCAAATCGACCAAAAGACTTATGATATTGCGCTGCAAGAATTGCGGCGGTGGGCGGAACATCAATACGCTGTGCTCGACCGGCGCAAACAATTCGAGCGTAACCACAAAACGTGACGCGACCCGTGCGGCCTTACGAGGCCGCACCAGCCGCATCATGCGGAAACCACAAACCCGGAAAGGAAAGCAAATGACACCAGATAGAGAAAAGCTTTACGCCAAGGTGCGGGCGCTGCTTGCAAAGACGCAAGAGAACGGCTGCACCGAGCAAGAGGCGATGGCGGCGCTCGCCAAGGCGCGGGCAATGATGGACGCCTACGAAATCTCGGACGATGAGCTGCAACTCACCAAGGCCGAGAAGGCGATCATTCGCACCACCCAAGCCATGCATGACAAGTACGGCGTGAGGCAGTGGCTTCATGTCGGCATCGGCATGTTTTGCAACTGTAAAACTTGGTGGTCGGGCACCCAAAAACAGGTCGTGTTCTGCGGCCTGCCGGCCGATGTCGATCTGGCCAACTGGCTGCTCGACTCGCTCGAAGCCTTCGTGCGGCGCGAGCTGGTTGAGTTCCTTATGAACGACACGACGCCGCGCGGTTATCGGCGGCGCGTCATCAACGGTTTCGTCTTCGGATGCACCGCTCGCATCAGGGAGCGGCTGGCCGATCTGATGCGCCAGTCGGAGCAAGCGGCTGCCACCCATGTCAACAGCCGCGCGCTTGTCGTCGTCAGGGACCGCGCCATTGCGGAAGCCATGGAGACGGCCGGCGTCAGGCTTCGGCTGCGGACGGCTCACCGTAAAAGCGACGACCGCGCGCACGCGGCCGGCAAGGCGGCCGGCGAACGCGCCTCCTTTGGGAGGCCGGTTGGCGGCGAGGGCGGCGTGCGGCGGCTGACATGAGGGTCAAGCAATTCCTCGCCTTGGCGAACGCTCTGGACCAAACCCGGAAGATGACGAAAGGAGAAAAATTGGAAGCGCTCGCTTCCATGATGGCGATCTCGTTCGTAAGCGCGGTCGCGATCATCTTCCTGGCGCTCGTGATCGCTACGTCGGTTCGCGACGCCAATACGCCGTGGCCGCCCTGTGAGGGGCATCACACGTTCAGGTGCGTCCCCAAGTGACGCGACACTCTGGCGCCTATGGGCGCCAGCAGCCGCATCATGCGGACACGGAAAGGAAACCAAAGTGTACTAACCTGCACACAAACCCGGAAAGGAAACCAAATGGAACCCGGAAAGGAAGCGGAATGAAAAAAACCCGCAAGCAACTAGCCAACGAAATGGGCATCGATGACTTATCCCTCGAAATCATCGACACTTCGATTATGGAAATCAGGAGCGATCTCGCCGCGACTCTCCTGAAACGGTATGAGTCTTCGCTGTTCCAGGATCTCAACGGTCAAAACAAGGTGCGCGTCATCGTTGCCGGCACGCTCATATCGTTGTTCTATCTCCTCTATCAGGAGGACCGTGAAGAAGAACGACACGAGTTGTTCGAATTCGTTCGCGCCAGCCTTGTCCCTTGCTCCGTCACCGCGTCAGACATAGTGGCGGCGGAGAGGGTGGAGAAGAAGAGGGCGAAAGCCAAAAAGTGAGAACATTCGGCGATTTCTGGACGTCCTTTATCACAGAAAATGGACCCTATCGCAGGCCGGCCTCCGGGCCGGCTCACGATGCGGCCCTTGCTTGCATCAATGAAACCCGGAAAGGAAACACAATGAACCAAGTCACAATTACAAGGCGCGGCGAAAAGTATGTCGCCTCGTTTCGCTGGTCCATCGAAACAAAAGATGCCCTCAAGGCGACCGGTTTCCGTTTCGACCCGGCTCGCAAAGAGTGGTGGACCGATTCGGAGGACAAGGCGGCAGTGTTCGCCCCGCAAGTGGCCGCCAAGGTGAAAGCCGAAGTGGCCAAGATCGTTAACGCCGAGCTGCCGGTGCCAAGCGGGCTTGCATATCTGCCGTTCCAACAAGACGGCATCCGCGAGCTGATCGTCAAGAAGCAGGCGCTGCTTGCCGATCAGATGGGCCTGGGCAAGACCATCCAGGTGATCGGCCTGATCAACGCGGTCCCCACGATCAACAAGGTGCTGATCATCTGCCCGGCCTCGCTCAAGCTTAATTGGCAAAGCGAGCTGTTCCGGTGGTCGCACCGCTCAATGAGCGTGATCGTGCTCAACAGCGGCGACACCTTCGTGCCGTGCGATATCGTTATCATCAACTACGAACAGGTGGCGAAGTATCGCGCCGCCATCGACAAGGTGCAATGGGATTTGCTGGTGTGCGATGAGAGCCACTACCTCAAGAACAGCAAGTCACAGCGCACCGTGTCGGTGATGGGACGGTGGGCCAACGAACCCGCCAACCGTGTTTATCCTATCAAGGCGGCGCGGCGCGTGCTCATCACCGGCACCCCGATCCTCAACCGGCCGGTCGAGCTGTGGACCACGGTTCGCGCGCTCGATCGCGCCGGGCTGGGCGCGAATTGGGAAAAGTATGTTCGGCGCTATTGCGCCGGCTATCAGGCCGAGCACGGCTGGCAAGTCAACGGCAGCTCAAACTTAGCCGAGCTGCAAGACCGCTTGCGGTCCTCGATCATGATCCGGCGCTCCAAGGATCAAGTCTTGAAAGAGCTGCCGCCCAAGCGCCGCCAAGTGATCCTGCTGCCGTCCGACAGCGACGCCATGCGTCGCCTACTTGGGCAGGAAGCGATCGAAGTGGTGGACGCCGAGCGCGAGATCCTGCGCTTACGCGCCATCGTGGAGGCGCTGCCGGTCGATCAGACCAACGCCGAGTTCCGCCGTGCGGTGGCGGCGCTGGAGAGCTACGAGAATGTGGCGTTCCATGCCACGGCGGTGGTTCGTCACAAGACCGCGCTGGCGAAGCTGATCCCGACGATGGATCATCTCGCCAACGTGCTGCAAGCCGAGGAAAAAGTAGTGGTGTTCGCGCACCATCATGACGTCATCGACGGGGTCAAGGAAGGGCTTGCCGAGTTCGGCGTGGTGGTGATCGACGGGCGTGTCGCCCTCGAAGACCGGAAAAGGGCGGTGGACAGGTTCCAAGAGGATCCAAATTGCCGCGTCATGATCGGTTCGATTCAGGCGGCGGGTGTGGGGATAACCCTCACTGCCGCGTCCTACTGCGCCTTCGCGGAACTCGACTGGGTGCCCGGCAACCTGATGCAGGCCGAGGACCGGCTGCACCGCATCGGGCAACACGACAGCGTGCTAGTGCAATACTTGATGTTGCAAGGCTCGTTCGATGGGCGCATGGCCAACAGCGTCATTCACAAGATGGCGGTCGTGGAAAGGGCACTCGGATGACCAAAACCGACGAACATCTACTGGTGATCGCCCGGCAGCTCGCGGATGCTCTGATAAAGTATCCGCGCGAGGGCCACCGCGAGCAAGACCGCAGGCACATCGGACTCCTGCAAACCGAATTGTGCGTGCTGCGGCGCAAAGAGCTGGACCGGCAAATGAGGGAATACTTCAACGCCAAGAAGACCGGCGCTCAATCTGGGGAGTGATCCTTTCCGCACTCCTTGGATCGGGGACGCGGGCGGAAACCCTCCCGCCCGCGTCCCAGCTCGCCGCCCGAGACGGTAGAGAATTTCCGCCATTCGTGCCCAGAAAAATTTTGGAAATTTTTTTACAAAAAAAATGGAAAAGTGCTAAGGTCGCACAAGCCAAAGGATTTCGAAATGCGCATCGATCGCGGAGTCGCGCCAGACCCGGTTGTGCGAAAAACTAAATATCCATGGATGACTTTGGATATCGGCGAGAGCTTCGAGCCAGGCATCAGCTTGGGGGACGCGAAGTCGGCCGCCATCAAGGCGAGCCGGCGCTACCGGCGAACGTTTCAGGCCGGCCTATCGGCCGGCAAGGTGCGAATCTGGAGGTGGTAGAAAAAGCGCCGCCCCGGTCTCACCGGGAGCGGCGCCTAAAGTAGGTGCTGTGCGGTCAGGTCCAAAGACTTGGATGGGTAGGTAACAGGAGCACAATAGCATGAACGACGAACGTCTGCTTGCCATAATTTCACGCCTCGAAAGCGACATCCGGAACCTGGAGCAGGCCGTCGCTAAGGCGGCCGAGGCTTCGCTCAAGCAAAATCAACAGGTTAAGACCCTGCAGGCTGGCCAGCAATTTCTGGCGGGACAGTTCCGGCGCCGCAACGGGGCGATCTATCCGGTTCGGGAAAGAGACGGCGAATGACCGACGACGACGAAAACGCCGCCGTGCTCGCCATGGTCGAATGGTTCAGGAGCCAGGGGATCAACCCGGCCGAATCCATTACAATCATGGCCAAGGGGCTCATTTTTGCGGTGACGTGCCTTGTCAACTTGAAAATCGAGAAAGGGGAAATAACGACCTCCGACGAGATCCGCCGGGATGTCGACGAGGGATTGGAGATCATTTCGGACACCATTAGAAACACCCGCCTGATCGAAGTCCTTGTTTCCCACGTGCCGCCAAAGGGTAAGAAGTGATGCCGAGCGGCGCTATAGGCGAGTGATGATCGCCTATAGCGCCTAACCGCAATCTGCGTAGGAGGGCAGATCATGGCTAAAAAAGAGATATGGAAGGCGATTCCAGGACACAATGGATACGAGGTATCAAATCAAGGCCGCGCTCGTTCGGTCGACCGCGTTCTTTTTAAGAAGAGCCGGCACAGACCGGGGCTCTTTCCGCGCCGTTATTCAGGTAAAATTCTTGCCATTTTTCCACGTGGAGGCATGGACGGCAAGTATCTTATGGTTCACCTGGGATTTGATAAAAGACCGGAATACGTTCATCGACTCGTCATGAGTGCCTTTATCGGTCGCCCCACGACTAACCGCTATGAAGTTCATCATATCGATCACAACACCCACAATAATCATCTCTCCAATCTAAAATATGTTACACGAAGCGAAAACAATTTCGCCATTCGTAGACCAAAAAAAGAGAAATGCTATCGTTGTGGGAAAACAATCCGGTGCTACGATGCCGACCTTGAAGCAGGGAATATATGATTTACTTAGCTCCGTTGAAATCGACACAAAAGAAGCTGGACGCGCTCATGTTAACCCATGGCCGTCACAGAAAATAGTTATTGATACAATTACCAAAGGATTAGAAGAGGGTGTTCATGAATTTGTAATTTTAAAAAGCAGACAAATGGCGATTACCACCGTTTGCAGCGTCATCGAATTATTCTGGGCTTTAGCCAATCCAGGAATTCAAGGTGCGATCATTGCTGATCGCACCGACAACCTCGAACGTCTGCGTCGCATCTTTGCTGCTCTACTTGAAACCCTGCCTAATGAGTGGCGGGGGCCGGATCACCGTATTGTGACCAATAATCGTAATGGTATGGTGTTTGCAAACCGATCCACAATTGATTTGCTCGCCGCAGCAAGCAATCCAGACCTGGGCGCAAGCCGAGCGTTAAATATGAGTCATATGACCGAATGCTCACTCTGGAAATCGCTGGCGGGCGTCGAGTCGCTGAAAGCTTCGCTGGCGCGCCTCAACCCGAATCGCCTCTACATCTGGGAGTCTGTCGCCAATGGATTCAATTGGTTTTACAATCATTGCCAACAGGCTAAGCAGGACCGCCACATGCGGTTTATCTTCATTGGTTTCTGGGCGAACCCGACGTATTCGATACCGAAAACCGATCCCGATTTTAAAATTTATTGGGACAATAAGATCTCTGACGAGGAGAAGGCAAAGGCTCTTTATGTCAAAGAGCACTACAAAGTCATCGTCAAGCCGGAGCAAATCGCGTGGTGGCGGCGCGAGGCCGAATTCCGCGCTGAGGAGTACATGCTTCGCCACTATCCTTGGCATGAACGTGAGTGTTTCATCGCTTCCGGCAGCGGCTTTTTTCCAGCCAAACGAACGCTGGAAATTGCCGAAAGCATCGGCCCCACTTCGCCGCCCTACCAGGGCTACCGTTATATCTTCGAGGAACAATTTCTCTCGTCGCGCCTTGAGCAGGTCGCCAACCGCGAAGAAGCGATGCTCAAAGTCTGGGAGCCGCCGGAGCCTGGAGGCTACTATGTCATTGGCGTTGATCCGTCTGGTGGTGGCGGGGGCGAGGCAAACGATCACGCCATCGAGGTATTCCGCTGCTATTCGGATCGCATTGTGCAAGTTGCAGAGTTTCAGAGCAATCGGCCCTTGACGTACCAGTTGGCGTGGGTGTTGGCGCATCTCGCGGGCGCCTACCGGGACCACATCGCCAACCTCGAAGTGAGCGGCATCGGGGCGGCCGTGCTGCCCGAGGTTCGCAACTTGAAGCAGCTCGCGGATCGCGGGATCCTGTCTGGCGCGCCCGAGAACCAGGGCGTCAAGGACATGATCGGCGCGGTGCGCTGGTTCCTGTACCGGCGGCCCGACACCATGGGCGGGGCCGGCAACATCATCGCGTGGAAGGCCAATCAGGACAACAAGCATCAGATCTATTCGGAGCTGCGCGATTCCCTGATGAAGCCCAACGCGATCGAGCTGCGGTCGCCCAAGCTGCTGGCGCAGCTCCAAGCCATCATCGAGGACGAAGGCTGGCTGGGCGCGGGGCCGGACACGGGCGAGAACGACGATCTGGTGTCGGCCGCCACCCTCGCGCATCACGCCTACATCGAATGGCGCCGGCCCATGCTGGTCGCCCGTGGCGTCACCTGGGACTCGGTCAGGGGGGAGCGCAAACCGCAGAATCCCGGTACACTCTTGTCGTTCGCATTCAGCGAACACATTGCCGCCATAAACCGGAAAGCCCATATCCGGCGGGAGAGATTCTGATGGCATCGAAACACAAAAGCCGCCACACCGACGAAGATTTTGACGAGCCCCTGCCCGAGACTTTGTCGGAGCCCACCACCCAGGACGACACCGGGCCGGTACCGGCCGCCGCCAACCCCACGGTGCCGGTCGGCGCAGTGCAGACCGGCACGGTCGGCCTCGATAGCGCCGGCAACGTCTGGCTGATGGCAGGCCCGGTGCGCCTGTCCCACTCGTGGACGTTCGTCGCCACTGTGACGCCGCCGGCACCATGAACCCGAGCCCCACCGAGGAGGCGGGGCAAACGGCACGAACCTTCATCGACGCCATGAAGGCGCGACCAGACACGCTCGCCATACTGGCGATCAACGTGCTGTGGGTCGTGGCGGTGTTCTGGCTCGCCCACAACAACAATGCGCGCGAAGATCAACTCTTATCCGATCTCGTCAAAGCCTGCACGGTGCTGGGAAAATGAGAACAAATAATTGGCCTGATCCGACGCCGGAAATGCTTAAAGACCCTTGGTTTCAGGGAAAGCCGCTCTGATGCCCATCGTTCGAACTTTCGCATGCCCGGCCTGCAACCATTGGCTCGAAGTCACCCTGACGGCCGATCAATGGGAGGAGGGCGAGCCCGACTGCCCGATGTGCGCGGCGCGCACCGTGCAGGAGTTCAAGCCGTTCGGGATCACGGGCGGCATCTCGACGCGCGCCGCCGACATCGCCGAGAGCATCATCACCACCGACTATCACGCCGCCGACTTCCAGCGCGAGACGCGCCAGGAAGGTGCCCCGGTAGTGCGCTACAAGGACGAGAAGCCCGGCACCCCGGCGTCGACCTGGAGCGGCACCCATGCGGCGCTCGAACAGGCCATCGCGGTCGGCCGGCAGTCGCGCAAACACTACGGGTCCGGGCTCGACGTGCTGCAATCCAATCTGGCTTCGGGAGCCGAGCCCGACCTGATCGCCAACTCCAAACGCAACAAGATGATCAAACTTTGGTAAAACCCGGAAAGGACAGACCAATGAACGACGCTTTCAGAGAGATCATGTTCCCTCAACTGCTCGACTACCTCCAAGGCAAATCGAATCTTCTCCCCAGGCTTCCAAGGTGGTCCATGAAGGACATCGAGGACTGCTGGGGTTTAAAGAAGTGGGATCCCGATGCCGTTCGACCAAAGCCTCGATGATCTAACGGGACAGAATCAAGA